GTCGCCGGCCTTCAGGGACAGCAGTTCGTCCCGCGAGCGCTCAAGGTAGGCCCTGATGGGAGCCTCGGTGAAGCCGCCAGGATCGCCTCCCATCTCATCGAGATCCATCAGGAACCGCAGGGCAGGCTCGACGCACCCGGCCAGGACCCCCGGCGCGCCCTGATAGAACTCCTGCATGGAGGCCTGGAACCCTTCGGGGCCCCGCTTCGAGGCCCGCTTGGCCGCCGCGCACTCACGGCGCACGAACCTTCCCACGGCATCCACGAGCAGCGCCCTGCGCGGGGCCTCACGGGCTGGGTTCTTGACCGGCTATTTCTCTGGCGGCGCCGCGGGTGCAGGTGGCGCAGGCGCTGCAGGAGCAGGCTTTTCCTCGCCAGCTTGAACCATGTTCACGGGCTCCAAGTAGCGGTCCCCTTCCGGGCCAATGTCATTCATGTTCTCCGATCGCCGGATGTCGTTGGAGGACAGGAAGCCCCACTGCCGGCCGAGGCCATACGCCTGGTAGCGGGCCGCGGTGGGGATCGCCCTGGACCGCGCGTCCATCAGGTGCTCGACGTAGAAGGTCGACCGCTGCGAGCGAGGGATCAGCTTCCGCGTCGCTTCCTGCTCCATGCGCACGAACCACGGGAGCAGAGTGTCCGTCTCGAACTCCAGTTGCTCGGTCTCGATGTTCCCTCCCGGGCGCTCCCCGCTCTTGTGCTTCAGCTTGTGCGGCGGCAAGTTGAACCAGCGCGCCATTTCCTCGATCTGGAACTCGCGAGTCCCGAGGAACTGCGCGTCCTCGGGAGGGATGCCAACCTTCTCGACGGTCATGCCCTGCTCGATTATCATCGCCTTGTGGGCTTGGCCTGCGCCCTGGTGCTCCTGGTTCAGGCTGGCCTTGACCCGCGCTAGCTGATCGTCGTCCAGCTTTCCAGGATGCTGGAGCACAAGGCCAGGCCAGGCGCCGTTGCCGAAGAATCCAGCCCCGTACCGCTCGGCCGCAATCGAGAGGCCCATCGAGGCGCGGGCCATCTGGAGCACGCTGTATCCGCAGATTCCATCGTAACCGAGGCCCGGAAAGTGCAGCACTTCCTCCGCCTTGAGCGTTGGGCCGCCGTTGGGCTGCACGTACTTCAGCTCTCGGTTGATGACCTTCGGAGTCAGCGTTCCAGGCATGATCGGCCACAGCGCCATGGGCCGATCGGCGTTGTCGAACTCGATCTCGGCGTAGCCGTTCCCCCACGTGAGCACGTGGTACATCATCGTCTGCCAGAAGACGAAGGGGGTCATGTACTCATTCGGCTCGTCGTGGAGTAGCCGGTAGACCTGGTGTGTCTTCGCGCGCTCCCGCGAGTCGTCGTCCAGCCGGCGGTAGAGAATCCTCGGCCGCACAGCCACCTGGGACGAGATGATGTCCACCCCGTTCCACCAGGCCGAGTAGTTCAGCGCCGTGTACTCGGTGACGGCCACGCCGGCGGACTGCATCGGCGCCAGGAAGGACGCGAGCTGCGGGAAGTCGGCCAGGGTGATGGCTCGCTTCTCCGGCTCGGGCGGCGCCGGAGGATCCACGCGGCCCAGCGAGACGTAAGGCGTGCGGCCGAACATCGGCTATCCCTCCACCAGCTCGGTCAGGTTGCCGGTGGCCGGGTCGGACACCACCACCCTTTCCGTTTTCGTCTCACGTTGCGGCCACTCTGACGCTTCATCGTGCGTGAATCCGACCAGCTTCCAGTGCCTGAGCCCTGGAATATGGGCGCACCAGATCGGCATGCCGAGCGACTTTGCGCGATAGCAGAACGCGATATCTTCGCCCAGGGTGAGGTCCCTACGTGATTCAATCGGGCCATCCTGTTTACTGTCCGGATCCGGAACTGAAAAGCGAGTGAACCAACACGGCCCGAGCTTTTCTGCCATCGCCTCGAACACGTCACGGTGGATCAGCGTACAGGCCGTGGCTATAGCATCCACCCTGAGTGGCCGGAGCGGCCCGTGTGGAAGTCTAGTGACCACGTGCATCCGGCCCGGAACGTCGCCGAAGAAGAAAGCGCACGTCTCGTGTGTTTGGCCGATAGGAACAGATGCCGCCAGGATCTTTAAATCGTGATTCTCAGCGAGTTCCAGCATTAGTTCGAGAATGTATGGCTTGAACTCTATGTCGGTGTCGATCATGAGAAGCCATTTCACAGACTGCGGCGCCTTAAATAGATGCTCGACGAGCCGGTTTCGGTTGTCATCCACATAGAGGCCCTGCTCTCGAACGATGCCGGCGAGAAGCGGCCCCTCCGGCTTCATCCCCTCGTATTGCATAAGCAGGCGCAAGGAATCCGAGAAACACACCAGCTCGCTGGTGCCTACTGGATAGCCGAGCAGAACCTTGGGGCCCGAATATCCGATGATGGTGTCGCTCATATGAAGATCACCCCTCGCTCGCTGTAGGGGCTCGCCTCCGGCTTCGGCTGGACCATCGCCCGGCCGAGAGCGTTGCAGGTGGCCGTGATCCCGTCGATCTTCTCCGCGCTGTGCTCCTTGTCGGGCTTGAGGTTCCCGGCCGCGTCCGTCAGGACCGACAGGTTCGAGGCGTTCCAGCGCAGGACCGGGTTCCCGCCGTGCTGCAGCTCGCCAGCCTTCACCATCCGGAGCAGCTCGGCCGTGGGCGCACCCATGCTGACGAAGCCCTGGCCGAACTCCACCATGGTCAGACCCTCGCTCTGGAGACCCTGAATGATCTCTCCGGCGAAGGTCCGGTCGAAGGAAACCTCTACGATGTCGTACAGGCCAGCCAGCTCCAGCACCTTCGCCTCGATGAACTCGAAGTCAGTGGTGTTCCCGGGCGTCGTGGAGATCAGCCCCTCGCGCGCCCAGACGTCGTAAGGGACGCGGTCCTTCAGCGAGCGCGGGCCGATGTCGTCCTCCGGAACCCAGAACCAGCACAGTAGCTTCCACGGCTCGGCGGCCACCACCGGCGGGAACAGCAGCACGAAGGCGGATAGGTCGCTCACGCGGGCCAGGTCCAGGCCCCCGAAGCACCGGCGCCCGCGGAGAGCGGCGACGTCGATCGGGGCGGCGCCGCGGTCCCACTGGTCCATCTGGATCGCGCGCACCGACTGCTCGGTCCATTCGCAGAAGTTCAGGCGCCGGACGAGGTTTTCCTTCGACGGCATGCCCACAGCCTCGGCCACCTGCTCCCGGAGGTACCGCACCGGTATCGTCACGCCCAGACCGGGGTTCGCTTTCTTCCAGACCTTCTCGTCCTTCCAATCGTCCTTCTCGTCAAGGGCGCACACGTAGGCGAACCACGCCTCGTTCTCGATGATCCCCTGCAGCACCTTCAGCGACAGCTCGCGGTGGGCCCAGCAGACCGAGTGGCGGTCGTACCCGCTGTTAGTGATCTCGAAGACGAGGGCGTTCATGCGCCCCTTCGTGCCGGCGCGGATCTTGTCGACCACGAGGGCGCTCGGGTGCTCGTGCAGCTCGTCCACCAGCGCCACGTGTACACGTGGACCGTCCAGGCCGCGCTGATCGGCGGACAGCGGGCGGAAGACGCTGTGGGTGCCGGGGACCGTGAGGTTGCCTACCTGGCGGGCCACGAGGGCGGACAGCTCCTTCGAGCGGGCCACCATACCGTCAGCGTCCTTCCACACGATCTTCGCTTGCTCCCTCGTGGTCGCCGCGGAATAGACCTCGGCCGAGGGCTCGCCGTCAGCCACCAGGCCGTACAGGCCGATGCCGGCGGCCATCGGGCTCTTCCCCGACCCCTTGCCCATCTCCACGTAGGCACTCCGGAAGCGCCGGTAGCCGTCCGGACCCAGCCAGCCGAACAGGGATCCGACAATGAACGCCTGAAAGGCTTCGAGCACGAACGGCTTGCCGGAGTCGAGGATGAGCACCTCGGCAAAGAAGTCGATCGCACGCTGGGCCAGATCCGAGCGCCAGACCAGGCCGGTCCGCTTCTGCCGCTGGACATCCGTCAGGTGGCGCTTGCATGCGAGCCGCACCCATGGCCCGGCCGTGACCCGGCGGGCCGATACCATGCGCGCGTACTCAGTGACCGGGTCAGCCTTTCGCGCCACCGGTGAACCTCGATAGAGCCCCGCCGTCCTTCGGCTTCTCCACCTTCACGCGCGCCCGGTCGGCCGGCGTCATGCCGAACCGACTCCAGAGGGCCCGCAGCTCCTTCGACATGCTGGCCAGCGCACCCCCTCCGGCGCCGGCCGCCAGCATGTCCCGGAACTTCACCTCGAGCACGCACAGCGTCGCCAGCGCGTCGTCGTCGATCTCTGTCAGCAGGCCGAGTCGCTCCAGCCGCGGCGCGTGCCGGTTCCATTCCTGGAGCAGGACCAGGTCCGCCCTGAAGTAGGCCGGCGGCTGCGCGCCCACGGGTGGCTTGACCTCGCCATCGGGCAGTGGGCGCTTCCCGGGGTTGCCCTGCAGGATCTTCAGAGCGGTCGGCTTCGGCGGGCGGCCGGCCATCAGGAGCCCCCATTTCGCACACGGCCCATTTCGCGGTCGCGAGAAGATGGC